CCACGGCGAAGGCGCGCGCCCACATGCCGCAGCAGTCGATGAACTCCTTGGCGATCTCCTGCTTGTAGGAGATGTAGAGCACGTCCATGCCCTTCGCGTCGCGCGAGCGGCCGGCGCGCAGCACGGCATAGGAGCCGATCCCCCAGGTCTCGCCGACCCGGCGGCTCTTCTCGACGACGAGCACGCGGACCGCCGTCGACTCCATAAGCTCGACGGTGAGGCTCTGATAGCCGAGAAGCACCTTCGGCAGGCCGAGGTCGGCGACGAGCTGCGGCACGATCTCGATCGACTCGCGGCGAAGCTTCTCCCATTCAGCTTGCGTGATCGGGGCGGTCATGCTGCTATCCCGGCAGATGGGAGGGCAGATAGATGGATGACGTCGAGAGCCTCGCGGCGGAGGCCGCCAATTTCGCCCTGTTCAACTTCGCACTCTTTGTGTGCCAGGTGCTTCCACCACCTCACGGCATCGATAAGAAGACTCCGGATGAACAATTGGCGCGTGAGGCAATAAGGGAGGCTATCAAAGCCGGCTGCACGAATTTCGACGCCGCGCTGTGGGGCACCCGGGGGAATATCGAGCGTCGGTATGCGGGCGCGCCTTCTGCAATCCAATCTTCTGCGATGGAGCGCGTGCGCCGCGTGTTGCGGGAAGAACAGGGCAAAACCTAGAGCCGGAAGGCGTGTCATGCCGCGCTCGCCTTCTCCGCCTTTTCCGGCGCCAGCGCCTCGGCGAGCGCTTCGCCAACCTTGGCGATGCAGGCATCCAGTCGGCGGACGTATTCGTCGAAGCCGAGCCATTCCGGATCGTGCAGCTTGCGACGGGCGCGCTCCAGCTCGGCGCGCAGCGCGTTGTTGAGGCAGCAGGCCTCGTCCATGGTCAGGATGATGGTGACGGGACGGCCGCTCATTGCTTCGTCCTCACGCCCAGGATCTGCGCTTTGATCGCCTCGGCCGTCTCGGCCGACATGCCGTTCACCTTGCGCACCGTGTCCACGGCCTTCTCGACCTGTTTGGCAAACGCGGCCTCGACCTTCTGCCGGCGGGCCGTCGAGACGCCCTGGGCCTGGGTGGCCTTGAAGAGAGCACCAGCCAGGTTCAGCGCGCCCTTGGGATCGACGCCGCGATCGTCCGTCGCCTGGATGGTCTCGAAGACCAGCGACTTGATCGCCTCGGCGGCGATGACGGTGAGGTCGTCGGAGGCCTTGGCGTCGAACTTTTCGGCGAGCGCGCCGGCGATCGCCCGCGTCTCGTCCAGCCGCCGCGAGAGGGCGGCGAGCTTGATGGAATAGCGGTTGAAGGCGGAGAACGATGGAATGGTAAACTCCAGCTCGCCGCGGCGCTCGGCCTGCAGCGCCTGCAGCTTCTGGAAGAACTCCTCGTAGATCTCCGTCTGGGTCCGATCACGGTCGCGCAACTCCTCGGCCGCCCAGGCGATGATGGGCGATGCCTCCTCGGGCAGAAGCTCGATGGTCGAGAGCCGGCCGCGACCGCGCACCATGTCAGCCCTCCGGCCGCGACGGGCGCTTGACGCCGGGCAACGCCATCTCGCGGCGGAGGTGCCGGTGGCCCGTCTCCGTCAGGCGCGCGATCTTGACCGTGCCCGCATCGGTGATGGTGACGGCGCCCATTTCGGCCAGCCAGCCCAGCTCCGCATGGACCCATTCGCGCGGCTTGTAGATGCCGAACGTCCCCAGCACCTCGCCGAGCAGGCTGGAGTTCAGCGTCTCCGATGGTTCGTCGGCCAGCGCCTTCAGGATCACCAGGCGCGCTTCCTCGCGCATGATGCGATCGATGCTCATTTCCCGTTCGCCCTCTCGAATTCCAGCTCCTGCAGCCGGTCGGCGATCGCCTGCACCGGCTTCAGCCGCTCCGAAATCACCTCGAATTTGCCGTTCAGATCGGAGAGGCCGACCTCGATCCGGTGGACCTGCTCGCGGTCCGGCAGGTGCTTGAATTCGGTCTCCAGCGCCAGGACGCGATCCTCGACCAGCTTGAAGCGGCCGTTGACCGCTGCCGCCGTCGTTTCTCGATTCAAGGCCAGCTTTTCCGACGACTTGCCGATCTCCTCCTTGAGGTCGGTTATTTCCGCCAGCGCTTCCTTCGAACCCGAGGTCAGCCAGGCATAGGCGGTCGTTCCGATGGCGATCGCCGAGAGGATGAGGCTCGCCCAGTCCTTCAGGAACTCCATCAGGCGATCCTCCGGCGACGCTCGCCCAGCGAGGCGCAGTCGAAGCACCTGTCGGTGCCGGGATAGGCCGCCCGACGGGCCGGCGAGATCTCGGCGCCGCAATCGCAGACGAGCCGGCCTAGGCCGCGCGGCCGCAACGCGGCCTGAATGCGCGCCACGCCGGCGGTGCGCTCCTGGTCGGCCCGCAAGGCGGCCAGATCGAAATCCCTCTCGCTCACTGCTTTCCCTTCATCATGACGCTGGTGTTGGCGAGGCCAGCGCGGAGATCATCGAACCAGCCGAAGCAGCGATCCTCGCGCCGGTGTTCCCGATTGAGCGCGTGGCGTTCCCCCCGGAGAGGCACGCGCGCGTCCTGGCCGACCACGAGCGGCGCATGTTTCTCGCGCAGCCGGCAATCGGGCGGCAGATCGGGAAGCTGGACCGGCTGCTCGGCGACAGCTTTCGCCGCGGCAGCGTCCACGTAGCGGCTCGCATCGCTAGCGCACCCAATCAATATCGGACTGATGGACAGTCCAAGGCCGATCGCCAAAAGTGCCCTGCGCATCGTGCGCCACCCTTTCCGTTTCCTCGTCTTTCGCTGCCTGGGCCTCGTCGGCCGCCAGCCGGCGGCCATAGTTCGAATAGGCGTAGTCGGTCGCGAGCTTCGCCCGCTGCAGCGACGCGACCTGCGCCTTCAGCCCGGCGATCTCGCCACCGGCGACCAGCTCCGCCACCGCCTTGTCCACCGCATGGCGCATGGCGCTGCCCCGGTCCCACCACAGCCACGCGCCGATCGCGGCGATCGCCACGACCGGGACAGGGATGCAGAAGGTAAGGAAGCGGACTAGCAGCACCCAGGCGGCGGTTCCGGTCATGGGGCCGGCACCGCCTCGGCCGGCGCTGGGGCGGCGGCCGCATCGCCTGCCGGCGCCTCCGCCGACGGACCGGTCACGGCGGCCGCGTCGGCGCCAGGCTCAGCCCCGATCGAGCGGAGCTTCGCAAGCGTCGCACGCACTTCGCCGAGGACGCCGGTCTTGCTCTCGATCTCGGCCACGAGCTGCTTCTCGTAGCCGGCGAGGCTGTCGAAGGCTTGCATCACCTGGCCGTCGAATGTGTCGATCGTCTCCCGCGCCAGCGTCTGCGCGTCCTTGATCACGGCTTCGATGCCGCGCTCGACGGCTTCCTTGGCCGCCGCGACCTTCGCCTCGGCGACCTGCGCCGCCTGCTTGCCGCGATCGAGGCCGAGCCAGCTCAAGATGCTCATTCGGATGGTCCTTCCGTTTCGGGGTCGATGATGGTGTTCGGGCCGGCCACTGCCGTGATGGCGCGCAGGTCCATGGCCCCGAAGGCCCGGTGGATGCCGAGCAGCGCCGCGATCATCAGCACCATGGAGGGGATGGTGATGCCGCCGATCGCCACCGCGTCGTGCCAGCCGGCCAGCGCGCCGGCCACGATCGCGACGATGACGCCCCAGGCGAGCACGAAGCTCCACCAGAAGGCGCGGCGCGAAAGGCGGTAGGCCGGTTTCTTCAGGAGGCTACGCACCGAAGAGCCTCGAATGCTTCGCCCATTCGCGCCATGGATGCAGCTCGTAGTGCGGAAGGTCCGACAGATGCTCGTCGGTCAGGATGCCGTTGAAGTTCCAGTCGCCGCCCCAGCGGAGCGGCACCATCAACTCCTTGGCGATGCCGTAGCCGAATCCGGTCGCCGGGTTGAAGCAGCCGACCACCTTCGAGAGGGCGATGAAGCGCTGGCGGTCGTTCCAGTCGAGCGGATACGGCGCCACGTCGAGCGCGATCGCCGGCGCCCAATTATGCGCTGACTGCCCGAAATGCGCGTGGGTGTTCCCTTTGCGGAGAGCCTTCTCCTGGTCGGCACGGTCGCGCTGCGACTGCAGGATCATGAAGTTGAACTTCTCGATCGCCGCGTTCATCACCTTTTGCAGGAGCGGATGCGCGCCTTCGAGACGCGCCAGCGAAACGGCAGAGAATTTGGCCATGACCGCCCCGGTTTCGGAATGCGAACGGCCGGAAAGCGGTCCGGCCAGGTCATGGCAGAATGGCCGGCCGGAGCCCGGTGCGCCTTTCACAGCGCGCTGTGCACCTAGAGGAGGGAGAGCTGGTTCGACGGCGCTTTCACCCAGCCGCGCACCGCATAGTCGGTGACATGCAGGCGGCGGGCGATCTGGCCCTGGGTGAGGCCCTTGCCGGCGAGGTAGTTCGCCAGGAAGGGCTTCACCGTCGGCACGCGAACATAGCCGTGATCGGTGCGGGCACGCAACTGGCGCACCAGGGCGCGCGTCTGGTCGAGGCCGAGGAAGCGGGCGAATTCCGAACCGCCCTTCGGATCGGCCGGCAGGCCGAAGGTGGCGCCGCCGAATTCGAGCAGGAATTCGACGGCCCGGTCGAGCCCGAGCGCCTCGACATAGGGACGCGCCGGCGGCGGGATATCCAGGGCGCCGGTCATGCCGCGAATTTCCCGGTCTCGCGGCCCCAGACCGCATGACCCGGCCACGGCTCCCGCGCGAAGAGTTCGCAGGCCGGCACGCTAGGCAAAAGACGCTCGACCATTTCCCTCATTTCGGGGGGCTTGCGGCTATGTTCGCGACGCGCTGAATCGATCAGGTTGCGCACCGAGCGGCTGCGATAGATGGGCCGGCCCATCGTTCCGACTAGAAACGGTTCCGTGGCTGTTCGCAGGATGTAGCCGGGACCGAAGGCGGCGGCGCCTGATGCGGTGCGCTTCACCCAGGGGCCACCGGTCTTATAGGTGAAACCCCAGGCGGCCGTGATCCGCAGCGCCACCGGCAGGTGTGGCCAGGTCGACCAGAGGACGAGGAGGCAATCGCGCGAAGCCAGATAACCCACCGGCAAGGCGGCGATCTCTTCCTCGCTCATTGTCTCGTAGTGCGCTTCCGGGCTTTTGCCGTAGCCCTTCTCGGAGCGCATTTCATATGCCCAGGGCGGATCGGCGATGATCGCGCCATAGCGCAAGGGCACGAGCGGATCGAACGGCCAGGACGTCATTCGCCGCGGCCTCGCCGCGACGGCCAGCTCGGCGGGATCGCGGTGACGACGCTGGTCGAGCCCTGCGCATCGCGCGTCTCGGCGAGGACGAGCTTGATGTTCTCGACCGTCACGGCCGCCGCGCCGAGGCGCACCGCGTTGACCGTCAATCCCGCGAGGTGCAGGCGCAGCGCCTCGACGTCGAGGCCGTGCCGGCGCTCAAGATAGCGCAGAACCGCATGGTCCGTGACGATGGCGGGTTTGTCGCTCATTCGCGGCCCGTCCAGTCCGGCAATCCGCCGGCCCCCGTCTCGACCAGCTGGCCGATGACCTGTTCGCCGAGGCCGCGGCCGAAGGCGATCTTCTCGGCCTCCGCCCAGCCCGGTGCGACGATGTTGCCGGCGAAAGTCCGGCCGCCCTCCCTGAAGGGCGGTCGTGAACACGATGCCGCGCGCGGCGAGCCGGTTCCTGACCGGCAACGGGATGCCGAAAAGATCGTCGAAGAGGATGGAGTCGGCGAAAGGCCGCGTCGCGTCGACATGCATCAGCGCACCGTCTTCCTCAACCGTCGCACCATCTCGCCGAGCCGGTTCATGACGCCCTGCCATTCCTTCGCGTTCATCCGGTCGACAGGGCGGAAGGCATGGTCGTCGAGGAAAGCATGGAAGCCTTTCCATTCGACCGCGCCGGCCTGGGCGAGCAGCGCCCATTGCGCCAGCGCGATCTTGGCACCGGCCTGCCGGCGCCAGGCCGGGTCGAACTTGCCGTTGCTCCACTCGACCCCGGCGCGCGTCGCCCAGCTCTTCAGCGCCTCGATCGCCTTCGCCGCCTCGGCGCCGTCGAGGAGGAAGCGCGTATGGTCGATGTGCGTCTGGCGCCTCACGAAGGCCAGCAGCGCCTTGTCGCTCCGATCCTCGACCTCGCCGAGGTTCCACAAGGCGATCCAGTGCGCCTGCAGCTTGGCGGCGAACGGGCCCTCAAGGGCCTTTTTTGTCGGCTTGAAACCCTGCCGGCGCAGCTCCTCGAGGAGCCGGCCGCGCTCGCCCTCGCTCATGTCCCGGGCGGAGTCCTTGCCGGTGACGCGCAGCGCCACGGCCCGGTAGGTGTCCTCGTCGAGCCCGAGCTGCTTACGGGCGACGTGAATGGCCGCGAGCGCGTTCATAGGAACGTCCCCGCCGCCGCGCCGGACCCGGCCGGCTGGCCTGCGGTCGCGGCCTGGACCGCTAGCCCGCTAGTTCCTCCTGAGCTCCACCGCGCAATCCTCCAGCTCCTCGGTGAGCATGCCGAAGAGCAGCGCGAATTCGGACACGCCGACTTGCTGGAGGCTCTTTGCCGAGCCGATGAGGTCGCCCAGCCCCTTGAGGGCCGCCACCGTATATTCGAGCCGATCCAGCGGATGCGGTCGGTATCGCTCTTGTTGTTCCATGGCTCTCCCCCTTGCCGGCCGACTGGTGGCCGGACGACGCAGGTTGGAAGACCGCATGGAGCATGCGGCAAGCCTTTCGGCTTCCCGCGCCGCCCGACCAGGGCGCTCCATTTCGGGCTTCCAATCCCGACTCCGCCTTGTCTGCGGAGCGGTTCGAGATTAGGTTGCTGACCATGCACGTCAAACGAAAACTCGCGGCGCTCGCAGCCCTTGTCACGATGATGGTTACCGGCCCGTGTCTGGCGGCCGACCATGCCCATGAGCTCGACGCCCTGGGCGCGCTCTCCTTCGCGCCGCAGGCCTGCGGCATCGACATCGATCGCGACGCGCTCTACCGGCTGGCGGCGAACATGGAGGCCGACTACGGCGCCCCCATGCTGCGCGCCAGCAACCGCGTCGCCGGCGAGCAGGCCTCCTGGACGGCCGACCAGCGCACGCGCTATTGCGAGGCCTCCCTCGCCATCGCCAAGCGGCTCGGAATCTACCGCGGCGCTCACTGAAAGAACCTCGGATCGATGGTTTGCGGCGCCGGTGCGGTCGTCAGCCGGCCTTCTCGGCCGGTGCGCCCGCTCGAGATCAGCCATTCGGCATAGAAGCGCGTAATCTCCTCCGCATGGCGCGGCCGAGGCTCGTGATGGTTCACGGTAGCCGCGATGACGGAAAGCATGGCGCGGATGGCGTCGTCGGCGTCGTTCTCGCCCTCGTTCAGCACGGCGACGACGCGCTCGGCGAGCCGGTGCTGTTCGTCAGTGAGGATGCGTTCAGCAGGCATGGGAATCTCCATCGTCCAGGACGGCGTCGACCAGGCTGTCCTCGGCCACTTTCTCGATGATCAACGCCGCGAGCGTCTCGCGACGTAGCCCGCTCGCCCGCGCGGCCGGCGCCAGGCGCTGGAGGACGCCGAGCGGAAGGAGGATACTGCGGCAGACATCCGGATTGCCGGTGCGCGCGCCGTTCCAGCGCCGCGCCGAGCATTCGAGTGCCGAGACGGTGTCCAGCTTGATGCCGATCTTCCTGGCAATCTCCGCCTTGGTCTTGCCCTCACCGAGAAGCGCCAGCACGGCGGCGGTGCGGCTCGGATAGCCGAGAGTGGGTTTCGGCCCGCTCATGACCGGCCTCCCGTATAGTCGGGGAGGCCGAGCAGCTTCTCCCGCCGGATCGCTTTGCGGCCGTTGGTCTGCCTCTTCTTCTCGGCGCGAGACTGCTCGGCCGCCTCGGCCCGGCGCCGCGGGCCTTCCAATTGGGCCTTGGCGATCTCGCGCAGCAGCCAGCCCAGCGCATCGGGATCGTCAACCTCGATCTCGACCTTGACGATGGCGCGAGCGCCCTTCGAGCTGGACGTATAGCTGCGGATGCGCGCGTGCTCCGGTTCGATCCAGATCGTGCTCATCGCAAAGCTGCCGGAACAAGACGATTGCCGGAGGCGGCCGCCATTCGGTACGGTCGATGACGGCGGAGGGAAAACCGATGAAATGGACGGATTGGCTGCCGCTGGTCAATCTGGCGATCGCGACGCTGATGGGCGTTTGCCTGGGGATTGCTGGCGCGGGAACTTCGGGAACTGTAGACTTTCTCTACAAATGGCAAACGTTGTTCGCCGGCATTCTGGCTGTCGTGGCCGCCGGGCTGACGATCTTTCAGATGGAGCGTACCGACTGGAGGCAGCAGGTCCGACACAAGGATCTGGTGAAATTGAACTTGCGCGCAGATGAGTTGCGCGTCCGGCGCGCCTATGCGGTGCTGTCGAAATATCAGGCGGCAGTGCCGGTTTTTCGCAATGCCTTGGATGGCTTCAAGAGAAGAATCAACGGTGACGTGGACACCCTGCCTCCGCCTACACTGAGAGATCTTATGAACGTGGCGGGCTTCATCAGAAAAGCGATCAGCGACGACATGGTCGGGGAATGTCTGCCGCTTTTCACGGCAGAGTTGGTGGAGGCTTTCCGGCTGGTCGATACGCAATGCACGGTCACACGTTCCATGGATTTCATGCGGCTTGAGATCGGAGAGGCCCATGAGATGGGCCACAACGAGAAAACTGCTATTCTTGAGGAAATCGCGCGACTTGAGGTGGTCGGCATCGTATTCCAGAGGATGATCGATGGAACGCGAGAACTGCTTACCGCGTACGCGCGCTAATTCGCCGCCCGCGATCATCGCCCCGCCTCCTCAAGGAGCCCGGCGGCGCGGTCGGCAAGGTCGCGGTTGAAGGCGCCAAGGCGGATATCGATCTGCCGGCCGGCTGCGCCCTCGATGTCGCCGAGTTTTAGCAGCGGCGTGTCGATGCAATCGGCAAGGCAGGTGGCGAGCCGACCGGGCAGATGTCCGTCCAGCCACGCGAGCACCTCGTTGGCATGATCGTCGCCAAGCGGTTCCCAGCGCGCGCCCGGGCGGTCCTGACGGCAGAGCTTACCGTCGTCGACGCGAAAGCACGGAAAGCGCTCAAGCCCAGCGATGCAGGCGGAGCACAAATCCGGTTCGACCCAATAACAGGCACCGTCCGCCGTCACGCAGGCGGCCATGTCGGTGCAGCCGCAGACGCGGCAGGCGCGCACGGCGTCCATCACCTTGCCCTTTCGTACGGATAGATCGGGATCGGCCCGTCGACACGTTCGCCGGTAGTGAGGTTGACGGTCGAGCAGCCCTCGAGGCACCTAGCATGGCAGGTGCCGAGATTGATATCGGTCGCGCAGATATCACCGTCCTTGAAGGGCTCTCCGCAGACGGAACAGCCGTCGCGTTCTTCCTTCGGCCCGATCGGCACCGGCCCGAACCCGTGCGGGTTGAGCGGATCGTCGTCACGGCCGAGGCCACCCTTCATTCCGGCCTCGGTGCCATAGGGTGACGGATATCGCGCTTCTCGGCCTTCGATAGCCGCCAGCTTGTTCCGCGCAGCGGTCAGCCAGTTTCGAAGAGCGCCGCCGAGCCCCATGGTCGACGTGCTGCGAATGCCGGCGATGCGCACGGCCGTCTCGCTGCTCTTGTCGCGGATGGTCGCGCCGATCTGCACGACGGCCAGCTCCAGTGCGCTATCTGCCGATCGGCATGTATTGCGATAGGTCTCGTAATCCTGCAGGGCGCTGACGACTTCCAGAGCTTTGGTGTGCGCGTCAACGGCGCGTTCGACGATTGGCAGGGCGGAGGGGAGGTCGAGGACGGGATCAGCCATGATGCGCCTCCGTCTCTTCCGACATCTCGCCGAGGCAGCGCAGGCGCTCGTCGCAGTCGTCTGCATGATTTTCGAGCCGCTCCGCCAGCTCGCGCAGGATGCGCGCCGCAGCGTGAAATGCGCCGTCCTCGGCGATGTAGGCGACCAGGACTAGCTGCTCTTCGATGTGCGCGTGAATGCTCTGCTCTTTTGCCATCGCCGCCCCCTATGCCTTGGCCAGGTCGATGGTGATGGCGCGCCAGGGCGCGTCCTGCTTGTCGCGGCGATAGCAGCGGACATATGTTTTCGAGCCCACCACCTTCATGGCGTCGCGGATCGCGGCCATGGCGCGCTGCCAGCGCTCGTCCTCGATGTCGAGGCGGAGCAGCATGAAGATTTCAGACCGGTTGATCTGGCCGGCCTTGTCGACGTTGAAGGCGCGGGCAACGATCGCCCGGATCTCGGGCCTGCTCTCCGCCGACCATTCGGTGAGGCACTCGTCGATCAGCGTCTTCGCCGTCTGCAGCTGCGCGCCGAAGTCGATGAAATCCGCCACCTGGACCTGCACCTTCATCAGCCCGTCGAAGGTCATGAAGGTCTTGTTGCCCTTGGTGCCGCCCTTCGAGGCGCCGTATTCCTGGGCGAGCAGCGCCTCGTAGGCGCCGAGATCGTCGAAGGTGTGCTGGCGGAAACGGGTGATCTGGGCGGAGAGATCGTCGGCATAGCCGATGATCTTGCGCACCGTCTCGTCCTCCAGCTTGTCGGCCGGCTTGACCGATTCCAGCGGGACGAGATTGCCCTTGGCATCGGGCATATAGGGCTTGCCGTTGACCAGCGTCACGCCGACCGGGGTATCCTCAAGAATGACGGCGTCCATGTCTTTCTCCTTTCGCTGGAAAGCGGATGATGTTGGCGGCGGCAGCGAGCGCCTCCGGATCGGGTTGCTGGCGGGCGGCGCGCAGTTCGAGAATCCGCGCCATGATCTCCAACTGGACGAGGCAGCGGCCGAAGGCGGCGAAGATCTCGGGGTCGGCGGGCCGGCGGCCGGTGGCGAACGGCTCCAGCAGCGACGCCATCTGCGCGATCGACCGGCTCAAGGCGCGTTCACTCATGGCCGTCGCCTCGCTCCGGAGTCTGTCGAAGGGCCGAATGCGGACAGCCGCCCCGGCAGGCGTGATAGACCGAGACGCGGATGGAGCTGGTCGCGGCGAAGGGCTTCCTCTGCCAGTCGAGGCACTGGTTGCGGCCGATCTCGCCGAGCACCGGGCAGTCGACGACGACCCCCATCAGCGCGCCGCGCACCTTCTCCTCGACCCGTCCCACGTCGCCCGTGTAGCGTGCGCGGATGACGTTGGAGAGCGCTGCCGGCGAATAGCCGATGCGCTTTTCCGCGCCGCGCAGGCCCTCGCGGTCGACGAGCTCGGCGAGCGCGACGATCCAGTCCGGCGCCGCGCCGCCATGCGCGGCGGCGGCCTTCTCCACCATGGTCGGGGTGGCGTTCATGACGACGCTCCGGCGCGGTCGAAGACCCGGTCCAGGTTCTGGTCGTAAACGTCCTTGCTGGCGAGCACGCGCGGCATCATGGGACCGGTGTTCATGCTCGGCTTCAGACGAAAGCTCGCCGAGCGCCGGGAGCCGAGGCGGAGCAGGTAGCCGGCGCGGGCGAGCAGGTTGACGTAGCTCTGCGCGCCGGCGCGCGTCACCGGCGCCTCGTCGGTCGAGCCGCAGAGCACCAGATCGTCGACGGTGAAGCCGCGCCGGCCGGCCGGACCGCGCATCACGTTCCACATCGACTGGCGGGCCGACAGGCGCGGCCGGTTGCCGCCGTCGCGATCGACGTTCGGCGTCGCCTTCTGCGGCTTGGCCAGCCGAAACTGGCGCCGGCGGCGGCCGGGTTCCGCGCCCGCGACCGTGCCGGCCCGGACGATGAAGCCCGCCTTTTCCAGCCGCCACATGAATTCGGCGACCGACGAGCGGCGCGGATCGTTGGAAAGGCCGTGCACGTCATCGACGGTGAATAGGCCACCGTTCGCCCCGAGCTTCCGGATGGTCGCCCAGGCATGGTCCTGGCCGCGCCGCGCGAGATTCCCGCGCAATCTGAACTTGACCTCGTTCGACATCACGCGGCCTTCCGGAAGCGCTTCGGCGTCTCGCCGGTGAAGATGCGGCCGGAATAGTTGCCGATATCGAGGGTCGTGATGCCGCTGTTGGCGGCGAAGGACGCCGCCTCGTTGAGCGTCGTGGCGATGCGCCTGGCCTTGCCGCCGGTCTCTTCGCGGATGCGGTCGAGCAATGCATCCGTGATCGACAGCTTCGGATAGAGGAAGCGGGCGAGAGCGCGGGTGTCTTCCAGGTCGCAGGGCTGAGCCAGCACCCATTCGAGCACGCGGTTGTGGACGCGCTCATGCGCTTCGAGCTTGTGCGGGAGAAGCTCCTCGCCGACGAGAAGCACCGGCACCTGCGCCGCCTTGTTGATGTCGCGCACCAGCTCGATCATCCCCTTGTCGACGAGCTTGTCGGCCTCGTCGATGATGAGGGGGCGCGACGGGTCGTCGCCGAGCCGCGCGATGATGTCGTCCATCAGGTCGCCGATCGTGCCCTTCGGCTGGGCGACGCCGAGTTCGGCCAGGATCGCCTGGCAGAATTTCTTTCGCGTCCAGAAGTCGAAGACCTCGACGAAGACGGCGCCCGTCTTGTTCCAGCAATATTGCGCCGCCATCGTCTTGCCGTAGCCGGAGAAGCCGGAGAGCACGCCGATGTTCGGGAGGTAGACCGGACGGTGCTGCAGCGTGTGGACGAGCGCCAGGCAGGCGGCGACGTTCTTGAGCGGCGCCACCGAGCCCGGCCGTACGTTTTGAAGGGTTGCGTTCATTTCCTTGCCTGATCCTGTGGACCGCCCCCCGATCTGTTCGGGATGCCGCCCGGTGCCCTGGTTAGAGGCTCATCGCCTCGCCGAACTCGTCGAACACTTGACGCAACGCCTGGTATTCCGCCCCGGCGCGGTAACCGCCGAGCCAGAGGAGATCGCGCTCGGCGACCTCGTCGCCGGCGGCCATCCGCCTTTCGATGTCGAGGGCGCGGCGGAAGCGCTGTTCGCGCGTCTCGGGAAGCCTGGTGATCTCTCCCCTTGCCGGGGAGACGGCCGGGAGGGCCGAGGGGGCCGCCTCCTGGAGAAGCTCCGCGTGGAGCTTCGCCGCTTCCGCCGGCAGCGGCGCCGCCTCGTTCTTTCGCAAGGCGGCGCGCGCGGCATCGAGCGCCGGCGTGGAATGGGTCTCCCGACGCTGCGGGAAGGCGATCAGCTTGGCGGCCCGCTTCTCGCCCTGGCGGCGCACGGCATCGGCGATGGCGCGCGGGCCGATCTTCTTCATTTCGGCTCGGATCGGCCTGACGCGCTCGTCCATGAAGGCCTTCTGCGCGGCCTTGACCCGGGCGATGGTCTCGACCGGGTCGAGGCCGGCGAGTTCGGGGCAATGCGCCTCGCCGATGAAGATCTCGCCGTCCGGCTCGAAAAGCAGGATGCGGCCGAGGTCGGCCGGGTCCATGCGGCAGAAGACGGTGGTACCCGGCATGGCGGCGCCGGTGAGATAGTGCGAACCGCCGATGCGGATGCCGGTCTTGGTCACGGTGCGCAGACCGTCCTTGCCCGGCGCCGGCGCCAGCAGCACGTCGAGCGCCGCTTCGCTGGCGATCCGCCGGACCTCGCCGGCATAGGCGGCGGCCGCCTGGAAAGGCGTGCGGCCGCCGAGGCCCTCGTGAGGGGTCGTGGCGTAGATCTTGTCCGACCAGTCGTCGCACCAGGCCTGGAACTCGGCGAGGTCCATATCGACCTCGAAGAGCTCGGCCGGATCGGCGCCGATGCGTTTTGAAAAAGCCTTGCGGTTTTCGATCACCTTGCGGTCGGCGACCGAGTGACCGATGAAACCGGGCAGCCCCGCGAGGCTGCGCTGGAAGGTGCCGATCGCGCGCTCGACATTGCCTTTTGAACGCGGCTCGAAGGGCGCCGACAGCTTGACCTCGATGCGGAGCGCCGCGAGCAGCCGCTTGGTGGCGTGGGCGATGAAATCCGAGCCGTTGTCGGTGTTGACGATTTCCGGCACGCCCCAGGCCAGGATGCACTTGCGCATCAGGAGCCCGACGCCGGCGGCGCGCGGTGTCGGCGTCACGAGCACCTTCGTGCGCCTGGAGAAGATGTCGATCGCGAGATAGACCGAATGACGGCCTTGCTTCAGCATGACGTCGGCCGGCGAGGCGTCGATCTGCCACAGCTCGTTGAGGCGATCGGCGCGGGTGGCGTTGACAGCGGAGAATTCGACCGCGCTGCGGTAGCGGTCCGGATCGGTGAGGAGCAGCAGCTCGTTACGGTATTGGACTTTCCAGGTCTTGATTGTCTGCTGGATGGTCCGTAGCGGCGGTACGGGGAACTCCGTGCCGAAATTGTCGATGATGAAGGCCTCGACGTCCTTCGCGGATATGAAAGGCTTCTTGGCGATCGCCGCCAGCACCGCCGTTCTGACCTTGCCGCCAAGCGCCCGGTCGAGCGCCCCGGTGCCTTTCCGCATCGCCGCGGCGTCGTAGCCGAGCGCATCGGTGCCGGCGCGGTCGCGGATCGAGCGCCAGCGCGCCAGCGTGCGCGCTGAAAGCTTCCCGATTTCCCCGGTGACGAAGGCCGGAACGTCGATTGAACCGGCGTTGAAGAGGTCGGAAAAGAGCGTGTCGGCGGCGACGATCGACAACGCCCCGTCATGGCGGAAACGGTCGGCGAGCCGGACGACGACCAGCCGCGCGTCGCGCACCGTCCTGCCTTTCGCCGTCAGACCGTCGGCATCCGTGATCGCCGGGTGCAGATCCTCCGCCACGACGCGCACGAAGCGGCCCGCATAGGCTAGCCGCAGGGGAAGCGGCAGATTGTCGATATGGTATTCGAGCCCGCCGCCGCCTTCGCGGCCGCGCCGCTCGCGGCAGAGGGTAGGCCGGCCATCCCATGCCTCGCGGCGGATCAGCTCGTTCATGCCGCGCTTGGTCGCCGGCAGGCCAGGCAGCGCGCCGTCGGCGGCGAGCTCTGCGAATTCCTGGGCGGTCAGCCACAGTTTCAAGGGCGCGCCCTCCGATAGCCGATCTCCGACCAGGCGGAGCTGACCGGTGCCGACTCCGTTGCCTGGCTGGGAGCCGAGGCCGGACGCGACGGAACGTGGGAAATCGCGACTTCGAGGTAGCGCTCGAGCGTTTCGGTCAGCCGCGCCCGGGCCTCTTCCGACTCGGCGCGGTCGCGCACGATGCGGGTGCGGACGAGAAGCCGGGCTTCGTGCGGCGGCAGCGAGAAATAGCACTCGACACAGACCTCGTTCTCCTTGGGGATGGCGTGGTCGCAGCCGGGAACGGGGCAGCAGACGAGATCCGTCATCGCCGCCCCCGGAAGCGTGCTTCCAGTTCCTGCTTGCGCCGCACGATCTCGAATTGATGCTCTTCGATGAAATGCAGCTCGATCAGCGGCGCGTATTTCTCCGGCACCACCGCGCAGCCGAAGGGTTCGGCGACCAGGCCGAGGAGATCGAGGCAGCCGGTGGCCTCGATCAGCGCCATGAAGCGCTCCAGCGTGATCTTGTGGCTCTCCTTCGCCTCCGACGCGTAGGCGTCGAGCATGTCGGCGCTGATCGGGCTGCCCAGCTTGGCGCTCATCGCCTCGGCGATCTCGCCGCGCGACTTGCCCGACCGCTTCAGCGCCAGGCCGACCGCGCGGCTGATCTTCGAGGACAGGCGGTCGCCGGCGAGATCGGCCGGCTCGAAACCCATTGTCGTCTTCGGCGGCTGCCAGTCGACGAAGAGATCGAGAGTGGAACGGTCGCCCCGCGCGATCGCCATCAGAACCACCCCCTTTTCTTGGCGTGCGCGCGGACGAAAGCTTCCTGCGTGTCGAGGAAGTCGGCGCGCTCGCGTTCGCTCATGCGGGCGAAATTGCCGAGCGTGGAGGCGAAGCGCTTCTCCGACGCGGTGAGGAGCCGCCTGCCGGCGACCAGCGCCAGCGCGTCGGCGACGTTCGCGGCTTCAGGCGGCGAAGAGAAGAGGAGGTCGAGCGCCTGGTGCTGGGCCTCTTCCGGCTGTTCGGAGAGGAGGCGCAGGCCGGCCTGGTGGTCCTCGAGCCAGGTCTCGCGCAGCCGGTTCTTCACCGCATCGGAAAGCCCGGTTGCGATGGCCACCGCGATCTCGATCGCACGC